CTTTCCCATAGTATACAACCAAAAAAGGGGACCGTCAAGTCCCCTTCATGTTTATTTAGAACCAAGTTTTTCGCTTCTGTTTCTCTGGTAGGTTCTTGACCAGAATAACTGTAAGAAGACCGTCTTCAAACTTTACTTCTTTCACTTCTACATCATCTGCCATTTGCCAGTTGCGAGCAAAGGTTCTGTATGAGATTCCTTTATGAGAATATTTGCGTTCTTTATCTGGTGGTGCTTTATTAGCAGATACCGTCAGAACATTTCGTTCTGTTGTGACTTCAATATCTCCTCCTGAAAATCCTGCAAGAGCGACTTCCAGCAATGTTCTACCATCACCTCCATCGACAACATTGTAAGGTGGGTAATTTGATCCACCTCCTGCAAGAGCTTCAAGTCTACTGAATGTTTCATTAAATCCTAGTGAATAGGGAGTATAAGTTTCCCATGTAATATTAGTCATGTCCTTAAATAAGCGACGTGTGCATTAGGACCCCAAAGGCATCCTGGCGTGAAAGCGGGACGGTGAACCGTCCCTTGCCCTCTCACGGTTTTATTTAATCTATACACGAGAAAAGAAGATACAGTGAGAACCGTATCTTCTTATGAGGGTTTCCGACTTTTGAAGCGACCGCACGAGAGATCGCAAAATTATTTATGCCGTTTCTTGTTTTTTCCGACCGATATTATATTTACTTTCTAAAGTCCAATCATTCTTTTCTTTGAACGAGAGTACTTTAATTTGATTGAGAGGAGCTACATCTTCAATTTTTGCAAAGTCAACAACTGTGATTAGTCCCCAATCAGAGAGAAGTTGAATAATTCTATTACGTCTCTGAACATCATTAGATGAAAGATTAGTTTTCTTTCCATCTAAAGCAAACAACTCTTTGAAGTGAACGATATAATACTTACCTTGTTTATGTAAGATGTGACAAGATTGATAAATCTTTTTTTCTTTTCGAGACGCAACACCAATACGAGTCAAAGTCTCACGAACCTTGAGGAAATCATCTGGCTCTCCAAGAACCACTTCCACCATATCAGATTGCTGCCACTGGATTTCAATTTCAGTAGTCATGTTTTCCCACCTTTGTACACTAATTTTTTAATATGATCAAGTTGGTCTTTAGTGAGAATCCTCAAGGCTTGTAGAGCTTTATCGTCATTATAACCATAATACTCTTTTACCACATCAAGATAATCAAGAGACTCTTTGCGACTCCAAGGAGAAAAACGCTTCCTTGGTTTCACACTATTTAGCAAAAAGTCATATTGCATTTTCTTTGGAAGATGTGGATTTTTATTCATCTCATTGACAAATAAAATAGTATCCGTAAAAGATGAGAGGCACCTATTAATAATGTAAGGAGGATAACTACGTTCCGCTTCGTTATCGTCTTCCAATATATTTTTTTTAGATTGGTTGATCGCGTACAAGTAGTCTTTCAGTTGATATGCCATTATAAAAAATAAAATATTTAAATTGTCTTGTGTAGACGTACCCCATTGCCACTAGGATTTACTCTCCAAATTTGTGTCTTGCCATTATCCAAAGTAATAATAGCTTCGTCTCCCTGCATCAATGCACTAGAAACATTAACACCAAAAGTTTGAACAAGTTTACCATCCTTGATTACTTGTGCTCTGCCATTGTATGGTCGTACAAAAAAAGACATTTGATTAATAATTGAATAGGACTAGTTCTTTTCTCTTTGCTTGATCTGTGTTGTAAGTACCAACTGATCGCATAGTGTATGTATGAGCGAATTCTGCTACTTGCCAATCTTTGAATCTCTCTTTAATAAGAGCAGACGCATTGTAAGATACGAGTTGAGGACCGATAAAGCGATCACAAATAGTAGCGAACCCATCATGATCGAATCCTTTGTGCATGTTTCCACGCTTACCGTATAGATTGGATCCAATCTCATATGGGGGATCGAGGTACGTAAAGGACTGCTTGTCATCAGTTAAAAGTTCCTGGTATCGAAGGTTAGTAATGTTCCAATTACAAATTAGTTTTTGATATTCAGCTAGTCTTTCAATGCCTGCCACGGAAAAGTTGGATTCGCTTGCTTGTTTTGAGAAGGAACTCGATTCTGTGAGACCAGAGAAACTACACTTATTGACGACATAAAAAGAAACAGCGCGATGAATGTTTTCACTCTCACTGATATCTTTCTCAAGATATGCCTTTGAATCCAAAAATAAGGATTTAGCGGAACTGGGGTCAGGGTGCCTTTGTTTAAGTTGGAGGAGGATGTTCTTAATTTCATTGCCGTTATCCTGTAGTTCTCTCCAAAAATTATAAAGTGGTTCGTAAAGATCGTTAACCCAAATATTTAAATGAGGATAACGTTTGGTAACCTCAAGTGCTACAGAACCGCCACCAACAAAAGGTTCTCTGTATTCTGTATAGTTTTTTAAATCTGGTATAAACTGAAAGAGTTTTGATAGAGCACGACTCTTGCCACCAGGATAACGAAGAGGTGTTTTTAAAGACTTCAAAGTTTTCATAATTAAAAATTACTGATAAGACTCCCGATGACCATCTGGAAGTTCTACTAGAATATTTCCAGAGATAGAAATTCTATAATCATCAGAAGTATAAAATGGATATACTACATGTTTTAAACATGAAGGAAATATAACCATACATCCTTCATGTTCTTTAGTAAGAGGAACTAGCAAGTTACTAACAGCACCAATAATATTAGTGTAGATAAAAGCAAAGTTGCTGGAACACTTGTCTTCCACTTTAGCACTAGATGGATGATTATATTCATCTTCTAGTTCGTAAGGAATTTTTACCCAATAAACAAAACTATAATCTCCAGTATGATCGTGAACAGGATTAAATTCATACTTTTGTTGGTAGTTAACCCAGCAACGCATCATCTTGCTGTTCCATGTATCTTTACCGTATTTGTCGTTTAAACGTTTACCATAAGTTTGATCAAATATTGCAGTAAAATAGTTGCACATGTTTTGAGATCCAGCATACTCATGCACAAGGTGTCCAGCAAGTCTATGATTTTGATCAACTTTCTTATCAGAATTAAAAATTTTCATAGCATCTTCAAGGAGATGATGATTCTCATAAAGTCTGATCCAATATATTGGTGGTTGATAAAACTCAACCAGCGATACATCAGCTGCCTTCGTTTCCGTACTTACATCTTGCATAATCAATCAAAGCATTTTTTGTGTTTACATCTTCCACCATGGGACTCAATTCCATGATTCTATCAAATTTACTTTTCTTGTAAATTTTATGCGCTTCCTCTTCAGTAGTACACTTGACGTACTTGACAGTTCCATCAGATACTCTAGTAGCTGCGTATATGAGATGTCCTCTAATTACTACTCCTTTAAGAGCACGAGGATGAGTTGCCTGGTCAACTAATATTTGATTAATTTTTTTAGGAAGAAGACAGCATGTATCTGGACCGTAAACAGTATTTCCTGGGACTAGCAAATCTTTATCAAGTTGTAGATTTTGCCAGTTGTCATGTGACTCCATCCATTCTTTAAATACAGAGAACTTATACCAACGTTCATCGACAGTACAAAACTCATATCGAGCATTTACTTTGTGAGCGTAAACTTTTGGGTTATAGCAACGACTCAATAACCCTTTCCATCGCATGTAAAGATCATCACGAATTTCTCTTCCATTTTCATCTTTACCAAAATTGGTAACTTGATCAACATCGTTGATACCAACTCCAGCAACTAATCTAGTTTTTGCTTTTAACTTTTTCATTTGAATTCACAACTCATCATAATTTCTGTTAGACATGCAAGAAGATTAATTTCTTGATCAGGAACAATAGGAATACTATTCATGTACTTGGCAATAATAAGAACTGCTTCAGGAATAGCAGCAGGTTTTAAAACTCCATACAGACTGTCATAGATCTTACGCATCACCATCGTAGGATCATTGTCCATATGTTGAACAACCCATGCTTTGACATTAGTAAACTCTTTCTTCTTCAGAGATGTAAGTAGAGAGTCCAGATTAACATCTGCAACGTCAACCAGGATAGCAGAAGTAATACTCCCTGTGGCAGCATAACGCTG